GCCGAAGAGGTTATCGAACAGTTTGCCGCATTTCCTAATGGTGATCATGATGATCTTGTTGATGCTTCTACACAGGCATTGCTCAGATTTCGTCAGGGCGGATTCCTTGCCCTGCCGTCCGATTTTCCTTGGGATGACCCTATGCCGATAAGGAAAGCAAACTACTATTGACTTGCTTGCTAATATACACACATTATAAAGAATAGTGTTTAAGCCACTATAGGGAATGGTAGGAAACCCCCCAGCGGGGTTGAGTCAGTGCCCGGTCTGGGGGTGTTTCTTAGCGGAGACTGTCCCCCGGTCCGGGTTCTTCTAATGGGAACGATTTATTGATATGGCTATAGATAAGCCACTCAGCGGAATACTCAACCAAGATGACTTCGATATGGGACCGGGAGGTCTTGTTGTCGTTGAAGAGGAACAGGAGACACTCCCCGGAGAGTCTCTAATTACCGAACTGGAAGATGGTGGAATCGAAATTGATTTCGATCCATTGGCCGATCTTGGTTCCGAAGAATCAGCATTCGATTCAAATCTTGCAGAGTTCATAGATGAAGATGAACTTCGCACGGTTGCCTTGGATCTTATCTCAAAGTTTAATTCCGATAAGTCCAGCCGGGGCGATTGGGAGCAGACATACGAAGAAGGTCTTGATCAGCTAGGTCTGGAGATCGAAGACCGTACCGTTCCGTGGGCTGGAGCCTGCGGTGTATTCCACCCCATGCTTTCCGAAGCTGTTGTCAGATTCCAGAGTCAAACGATTCAGGAAGTCATGCCAGCCAAGGGTCCGGTCAAGACTCATATCTGGGGCACGATCACACCCGAAAGAGAAAAACAGGCACGGCGTGTTCAGGACTATATGAATTTCCAGCTTATGGAAATCATGACCGAATACCGTGGAGAGACGGAGAAACTCCTGTTTAGTCTCCCGCTGGCGGGTTCGGCATTCAGAAAAATCTATTTCGATCCTTCTCTGGGCAGACCCACTTCGATGTTTGTTCCGGCGGAGGACTTTGTTGTTGCATATAACGAATCCGAACTGGATCAGGCCGAACGCTATACCCATGTGATGAAGCGTAGCACCAATCAAGTTAGAAAACTTCAGGTCAGCGGATTCTATGTAGATGTGGATTTGGCTTCGTCTCAGGTCGAGGATAGCCCGATCACGGATAAACTGAATGAAATCGGGGGAGTGAGGCCGTCTTGGGATAATGACGAGAGGCACATCCTTCTGGAGATGCATGTCGATCTGGATCTACCGGGATATGAAGACCCGGACGGAGTTGCGCTTCCCTATGTCGTAACTATCGACAAGGGTACTTCCACGATTCTGTCTGTATATCGCAACTGGGATGAATCAGATCCGCACAGAATCAAGAGGGAACACTTCGTTCATTACGGATATGTTCCCGGTATCGGATTCTACAATCTTGGACTGATCCATATGATCGGCGGATTGGCCAAATCTGCTACCAGTTTGCTCAGGCAACTTGTAGATGCAGGTACACTCTCCAATCTGCCGGGAGGACTAAAGACCCGTGGACTCAGAATCAAAGGCGATGATACGCCGATTATGCCGGGAGAATTCAGAGACGTTGATGTGCCGGGAGGGGTCATTCGTGACAACATCACCTTCCTTCCTTATAAGGAACCTTCTTCGGTCCTTTATCAGCTCTTGCTCAACATGGTTGAAGAGGGCAGGCGATTCGCGTCCATGGCGGATCTTAAAGTAGCGGACATGAATCAGGAGGCACCTGTCGGTACAACGCTCGCAATTATGGAGCGGGCAATGAAGGTGCAGTCCGCGATTCAAGCGAGAATACATGCGAGTCTCAAGAAGGAATATAAGATTCTAGCTAGGATTATTCGCGACTTTACAGAGCCGGACTATCCTTACGAAACAGACGAAGGGGAGGGTATCAAGGTTGAAGATTTTGATGACCGTATTGATGTTGTGCCTGTTTCGGACCCCAATGCGTCCACTATGGCACAACGGATCATGCAATACCAAGCCGCCCTGCAATTAGCGGCACAGGCACCGAATATGTATGACCTCCCACTTCTGCATAGGCAGATGATGGAACTCATAGGTATTCCGAATGCCGAAGAGGTCGTGCCCTCCGAAGACGATACCATGGCGAAAGATCCGGTCAGTGAGAATCAGGATATTCTCACAATGTCCCCGGTCAAGGCATACGAATATCAGGATCATGAGGCACATATGCGTGTTCACATGGTTCTCAAGAATGATCCAGAGATGGCGCAAGAAGTCCAGAACAGTCCTGCTGGTCAGGCTGTGTCGGGTGCGCTTGATGCACATGTTCGCGAACACTTGGCGTTTATATTCAGACGGCAGGTTGAAGAGGAGCTTGGCGTACAATTACCTCCATCTGACCAACCATTGCCGCAGGATATTGAACAACGTCTCAGTAGTGCGATTGCAGATGCAGCAGATCAGATGATGGGCAAGAAGCAGGCGCAGGCTAAGGCCGAAGAGAATGCGAAATTGCAGGAAGATCCGATCATTCAGCAGAAAGAGCGTGAACTCAAGATCCGTGAGATGGATGCACAGCGTAGATCCCAGACGGATCAGGGCAGATTACAGATTGAACAGCAGAAGCTTGCCGCTAAACAACAGGTGGATGCTGCTAGGCAACAGGCTGATGCTATGGAGTTTGCCGCGAAACAACAGATGGATGCCATGGATCTACAGCTTGAAGAGCAAAAACTTCTCAGCGATGCTCAGATTGAGCGAGAGAAGATGGCTAGTAAGGAAAAGATTGAGCAGGCCGAACTTGAACAGGAACGTGAAGAGATGATGCTGGAAGCAGAAATTGAGATGGGCAAGTTTGAGGGTACCCAACGTCTTGAGGGGATGAAGTTTGGAAGGGATATGGCAAAGGATCTGGACGCAGATGAGTGACAGCGTATTGTTGTTGCTCAAAAAAAAATTAAGAGATCAAATGAATGAACTCGCTGATCATCTTGCTGTGGGATCTGCTAAAGATATGGAAGAGTATCGTAAGGTATGCGGGATCATTGAAGGATTAGCTTGGGCTGAACGTGAAATTATTGATATAGAAGATAAATTGAATACAGATTCTTTTTAGCAGGACGCAACGCCCGGACGGGGCGCAACAATTTAACGAGAGGTCACAGTGGCTACACTCGCACAAGAAGTTTTAGATCAGATGGTTCTGTCGGATGATACCGCAGAAGAAGATTCCCGTTATGCATCGCAATTACCGGAGCCAAGAGGATACAAGCTCCTGATTGCACTCCCCGAAGTTGATGAAGCTACCGAAGGCGGCATCATCAAGTCGGCCCAGTCCCAGCATGAAGAGTCTATTGCAACTGTTGCGGGCTTTGTTATGAGCATGGGACCGGATGCTTATGCTAATTACAACCGATTCCCTAATGGACCCTACTGTGAGGTAGGTGATTGGGTGGTTTTTCGGGCATTTAGCGGTACCAGACTAAAAATTCATGGTAAAGAGTTCCGTTTAATCAACGATGATACCGTAGAGGCGGTCGTGGAAGACCCCAGAGGCGTGGAAAGGGCCTAAAATGAGTGATGAAATCGTAAGAACCAGCGAAGAAGATAAGTTTTTGGGTGTAAGAACCACGATTGAACCTCCCTCCGAGACGAAAACAGACGCAGATGTCGGTGAAATCGACGTTCAGGTCGTGGATGACCGTCCCGAAGAGGATCAGCGGGAGTCTGTGGCCTCTGATAGCTCCTTTTCTGATGATGAACATGGAGAAGAGCTGTCAGATGTCAGTAATCGTGTCCAAAATCGCATAAAAAAGCTGAAATGGCAGTACCATGAAGAGCGTAGAGCCAAAGAGTCCTCGGAAAAGCTTGCAAGCGAGGCGGTTCACTACACTCAGGGCCTACAAACGGAAAATCAGCGGCTCTTGAGGCTTATTCAGGACAGTCAGACGGCTTTAGTGCAGCAAAGTAAGGATCGTGCCCAAGCATCACTCGCAGTAGCGCAGCAAAACTTCAAAACTGCTCATGAATCCGGTGAAACGGACGAAATAGCTACTGCACAGCAGGCATTGACGCAGGCACAGCTTGCTCAAGCCTATGCGCCGTCATATGGACAGCAGATTATTGATAATTGGAGGAAACAGATTGCTTCGGAGCCAAGACAGCAGGCACAGCAGGCTCCGCAACATAATCAGGCGGCACCTCCGGCCTCCGCGCCGGAACCTGACCCAAAAGCACTCCAATGGCAGGAAAGCAACCCTTGGTTTGGGAATGACAAGGAGATGACAAGTCTTGCCTACGGTGTTCATGAGGTTTTGGTAGGTGACCAAGGTGTTGACCCCGATACGGATGAGTATTATCAATTAATTGACAATCGTATGCGGGAATTATTTCCCGGATACTTCGGCGGAAGCGGACAGCGCACAAATGAAGGATCGCTGGTCGTGGAAACTGCATCTCGCCGCAGGGCAAACCCCGTGGTTGCGCCAGCATCAAGAAACAACGGCGCGATACCACGCAAAGTCACATTGACTTCGACTCAAGTAAAACTCGCGAACCGCTTGGGAATAACGCCAGAAATGTATGCTAAACAGCTTATGAGAGAGAAGGAGAATGTCTGATGGCTGAAGAACGCGCTCCACGGGAACCAAGAGAACTCGAAAGTCGTGAAAACGAAACCAGAGCAACACCTTGGGAACCTGCAAATTTACTTCCAGATCCCGATCCAGAGGATGGCTGGGCGTTTCGATGGATACGAACATCAATGATCGGTAGTCCTGATAACACGAATGTTTCCAAGAAATTCCGTGAAGGATGGGCACCAGTTCGTTCCGAAGACCACCCGGAACTCCAGATTATGAGTGATCATAAGTCGGAATGGGGATCGAAAGGCGGAATTGAAGTCGGTGGACTGCTGCTTTGCAAGGCACCAGAAGAACAGGTGCAGGGAAGAAGTGACTACTATGCTAAACATGCACAGTCACAGATGCAGGCTGTCGATAATAACTACATGCGTGAGAACGATCCTCGGATGCCTGTTCTTGCGCCGAATCGTAAAACTCATGTGACATTTGGCGGCAGTGGTCGCTAGGTG